TAAAGCTTCTGTTGCGCAATAAATGCGCCCTCGGTCGCGCTAGCGCCACCATTGATTGCGTCCACCTGTGCGCGCAATGCAGATAACTGCAACTCTGCGCCGGCGTTCGCCTTGTCGATTCGCGCCTGTTCTGCCTTTGCTGCCTTGTCTTGCTCTTCCAGCCAGTCGCCGAGCCAGTCTTTTTGCTTCTGCTGTGCTGTGATGTTCGTTTGTATCGCAGCGAGTCTTTCTTTCTCTTTTTCTACCGCAGCGTCAAGCGCCGCAGCCTGGTCGTAAAGCGCGGCGGCTGTTTCTTCTGCTACACCTTTGTCGACTTGGCGCTGTATCGCCAGTTCGCGCTGTGACGCGGCCTGAGCGTCAATAGCTGACGTACCGCTGTCAATAGCACCAAGCTGCTCAGTGATCACAGCTAACTGCCGTTCAGCGGCTTCCTGTGCCTCTTTGCGTTTTTCAGTGTTCCCCTCTAGCTCGTTGTTTATCTCGCCCTCAACTGCGTTGAGCTCGCGGGATGTTTCCAGCGCTTGCTGAAGAAGCGTTGATACCCCACCGAGCAAACCAGATCGGCTGCGGTAGGTTTCATTGATTTCAACTTCTTCGCCGGTCATGTCGCGAATGATTGAGGCTGTATCCTCAACCAAGGCGCTCAGGTTTTCGAAGTTCTCAGCGCGGTACTCTTTAACTCCCGATCGGTCAAATGGATTGGCGACGTCAATTCTGTATTGACCCTCTTGCAAAGAGGCCAATTCGCTAATCAAATCGCTGAGCGCTTGCCGCTGCTGCTCGATGTTTCCGAGCAGGTTGACCGGGTCGGCTGCCGCGGCTTCTCGGCGCTGCTGGTTGAGATTATAGAGTGCTTCACTCAGCAGTTCGGCTTCTTTGCGATATTCTCGTGCCGCCTCTTCGCTTTCTTCCGCGCGCTCTGAGAATATATAGAACGCGCCACCAACCGCAGCCGCCGCGCCAGCGAGAGCGCCAAAAACGCCCAAGCCGCCCAGCAATTGCGGAAGCTGCTGAGCAAGCGCTAGGGCGGCGTTTTGACCGCCTGCAAGCTGAGTTGCAAAGTCACCAATCTGGTAGCCGGCATTTTGCATCTGCCAACCAAGCTGGTTTGTGAAACCTGCTGCTTTTTTCGAAGCAAGCCCGAGGGAATTGTAATTAGTCTCAAGAATAGCCAGCTTTTGGCTGTATTTCGTGGCGTTTATTTTGCCGCTACGGAATTCGTCATCAAGCTTGGATTGTGACTGTTGGAGTTTTAACGTTGCGGCTTTAAGTGCCGCAGATTCGCGTGCTTGATTGTCGTAGGCGCCGGAAAGCTCATCTGCTGAGGCTTCAGCCTTTTTGCTGGCTTGAATCGCTGCTTCGAGCTGAGAAACGTCAGCGCGAATACTGATTTCATAGTTGCCTAAATCTTTATCCGCCACGTTTCACAGCTCCAGGTGGTAATTTTGATTCGTCAATGTATGGCGCTGGGCAGCTTGGGTCTCGGCTTGCGTTGTTCTGTCCGACGTATGCCCTTGATGCTTCCATGAGCAAAAGCGATTCAACCCGCGCCAAGTCTGGGTTCATCATCTCAGACCAGTTACGCACGTCAGCCCAGTCGATGGGCGCCATGCCCATTCCGCCGGATTTACACCAGCCCAGATCGCCCAGCCAATGCGCCAAATATGCCGTTTTATTTAGCGGCGGCATACTTAGCACCAAATCCGTTGCGGTTTCCCGCCTCGGTCTCGGCTGGTCGTTTTTGTCCCGTTTGTCTGGTGTGCAAGCAAGCCATGCCCCGTGGCGAGCGTAAAGCGTTAGCTCTCGCTCGCACTCACTAAAAAAGCGCTGGCTTTCGTCAACACGGCATACGCTTGAGCCATGAAAACCTCATTCTCCTCTTTCGCGAAGAAGGCCCGCTTAGCCGCTGAGTTGCACGGCGCATCTTTCTCGCCGTCAGCAAAGCCCTTCCAGCTCTTGATGCCAGCAACAACGTAAGCGATGCGGTTATCCTCGCCTTCTACGACGTTGGCTTTCTCTGCTTCCAGTGCTTTTTTGAATTCGGGCAGGCGCGGCGCAATCAGCTCCAACTCCACTCCTTTGATAGGCTTCATCTTTAGCGGATCAAGCAGCGGGATTGTGTAGCTGTCGCGTAATTCGTATTTGGGTTTGTTAATATCAAACATATTTGTAGCTCCTGTCAGGGTTAATCCTGTCAGTAAAATAACGGTCGCAGGCGCTGACAGGGCCACCCGCGACCGGCACAAGGTGCTCGTGTTATGGCGCGGCTACGGGGAGCACTCGGCCAGTGACCGCAAGCTGCACAGAGACCATTTGGAAGCTGTTAGCGTCGGTGCCTTGGTCTTCAAACGATGCCACGCGCGCCTTGAAATAGCGTTTACTGCCGTCGGCGTAAACACGCTCAAAAGCAGCAGCGGCGCGCTTGTTTGCGCCATCGTATAGCTCTTTAAGTAAGTCTTGTCCGGCGTCACCGGGTAGCAGAAGCATCATCATCGTCGGCGAGCCGTAGTCAAACTGGCCAACGCCTTTTACTACTGCGTCAGTGTCGAGCGGATTCGCTGTCGCAATAGGCGCAGTGCCGCCGATGTTACCTGGATCGGTAATGCCAGCAATGTTAGTGAAAGTCAGGGCTTCATAGCCCGCTTGATCGTCAGTCGCTGGGAGTGTGATAGAGACGCCGTTAGTTTGGCCGGCGCCCAAAAACGCTTGATCTTCAATTGCCATGGTTTTTCCTCAAAAGTTGGTTGCAACCACGGCGATTATATCAGGTACGCAAGAAGCGTGCCAAGTATTACAGCGGGGCGGGAAGGTCTGCCCATTTAAACACCAGACGGCTTGTCTGAGTGCTGTTCAGCGCGCCAGAGATGGGGAACTCTTGCACGAAGGCGCGGCCAGTTAACCCGCTCCCGTCGGTAGTCGTCGCCGTCAGCGTCAGCACCTCCCGATTAGCCAGCGCTGTACGTGCGCGGGCAACGCCGGGGTCGGACAAGTCTAAATACAGCTCAAGCGCGCATGTGCCGTAATCAGCAACCCCTGGCTTTGAGATCGTCTTGCCGCCGGGAAGCGGCACAACAGTCGGCGCCGGCGCCCTTGCGTTGCTCATATCGTAGCGAATGACGCGCCCGATAGTCAGTCCATCAAACGTAAACGTGGTGCCTTTCGCGTCCACCAGTGCCATCAGGTATCCTCCCTAAAGACTTCGACAACAACTTCCGCCATCGGCCTGTCGTCCTCCAGAAACGACGGTGAGCGTGGGTTATTGAGTGTGTTGATTTTGTAAGCGCTGCCAGCTCCAGTGGTTGCCGTACGACATGCACGGGCAACAGCTGCTGAGTCTTGTTCGATCTTCGGTAAGTCTGCCAGCTCGCCGCCGATTAAGTAGACGCTAATCATATGGCGCTGCACGTACACATCACCGCCGCCGTTCGAGTCCTCGCGAAACAACATAACGCGCTGGCCAGCTGTGCCCGCATCGTCGAATCTGTGATAGCGGATAGTGTAATCAGTCGTCAGGCCCTCGGCGTCGAGAAAAGCCCGCAAGTCTGCGATAGCTGTCATACTTCCAAATCCTCTTTCACGATAGCAGGCCAGCTTTCCTCAATGGCTCGCTGCATGCCTTTGTTTAGGAAGTCCGGCTCCGCGTCAGGATCCCAGTAGCGGCCCTTTCCTGTGCCGCCGCCGAACTCGTACGACTGCTTAGGACCAAGCTCTGACCGGTTGCTTGTGCGCCCAAAGTGTGCCCTTGGCTTGCCTTTCAGTGTGCCTGGCATATTGGCCACCCATTTGGCGTAGCGTGCTGTGTAGCCAACGCGCCCTTCGATGTACTGCGCAAAATCAGTCACTTTGACAAATCGAGAATTAATAAGGTTGCCAGTATCGACTGGCGTAAGCTCAGCCGCCAGCGCAGACGCATCAAACAACAGCCGATTGAGCGCCCGCTCTACGCGGCCCTCTTTGTATCGATTAAGCTCTTGCTCTAGCGCTTCGAAGGGGTTGCTCATTCCGTAAACGCCTCGTAAACCGGCTGCGCTCGTCCAGCGAACGCCTGTGGCGAGTATTTCCCAACGTCGCGGATACGCTCTGCGCCATCGACGGGGCTGGCGCTGCCCGTATGGTCGCCAACAGCGATGTACTGGGAGCGTGTAACCTCGCTGATCAACATGAACGTACTACGCGGCACGAACTCATTTCCGCCCATGTCGCGACGTGTCTTGCCTCCGCTCTTATATGCGCCTTTGACTGTGTAGGGCTGGCCGTAGCTTGGTAGGCCGTATTCGTCAGTCGAGCCGATGGACCATACCGTCATCGTCTCAGTAGCCCAGTGCGTCAGCATCACAGCACCTCAAACATGATCGAGTAGTCGCTAAACAGCGAAGTGACGCAGCCGGTTTTATCCAGCATCTTGAGTTGTTGGCCATAGCTCGTGCGGTAGATACCAGGGGCGTCAGATTTGTACTTAATGCTGTCGCCGAGCGGGCCAGTCATTGATTCGACGCCCGTAGCGGCCTGGCTTGACGCTATCAAGTGCCCGGCGCCGTTCAACTTCAGTAGCGTCTGTTTTGATGTCGGGATGCCGTAGCTGTCCAAGCAAGCGTCGGCTTCGTCAATGACGTCGATGTACGCTTGCACGATTGAATCCGGCAGGTCAGTGCCCGTAAACTCTCGAACGTCTGCAATAGTGATTGCCGCTGCCATTACTTATTCCCCAGAAAGAAACCCACGCCGGCCGCCGCAACGACGCCAGCCGCCTTAATTATAACAGACCAGATCGGCGCGAGCTTGGTCGTATTTACAAGGGTCGATTGCTCAACGTTTCTCACTCGCACCTCAAGCGTGGCAATGCTGTTCTTTAGTGCCTCAATGCTTTGGTCGTGGATCACTGCCCGAGCTTGTGTTAGTTCGACTTGCCGAAGTCGACCTCCAACGTCCTTTAGCGCGAGCTGCACCTCCTGGTTTATTTGCGCTTGTTGCTCGCTGTGGGCGTCGTGTCTTTCCATTGCTCTCACAAGCTGCTCTGCTGTATTCGCCTGCTTTTCGATGGCCGACAAGACGCGTTCGAGCGTCCCGCTCATGCTGTCAACTTTGCTGGCGAGCACTTTAATTTCATCCGTCATAATAAGTTGGCACGATTCTTGAATATACTTGGATTGTATCTGAAACTGGTGTATTGTCGCAATAACACACAAATGGAATAACACAATGACACACCACGCTGAATCACGCGCAGATGCCGCGCTTGTTGGCGATGCGCCGGAGCTGTTCGCAGCGTTCATTGCCAATCTCGATGCAGAAGGGATTGACGCGCTGCGCAAGATGCTTAAAGATGACGAAACAGAAGCAGGCGATCTGCTTTACAATAAACTGACAGAATACGCGGAGAAGTTAACGCCATGAGACGCGCAACAAGCAAACTGAAGCAAGAGCAAGCCAGGATCGCAGAAGACATGAACGCCTACTTAATGCGTGGCGGCAAAATCAAGAAGCTGAAGCAAGGTGAATCCAGCAATGAGCAAGTACCGCCAACACGACGATACCCCACTATGGCGCGCTAATGAGCGTACACGGTGCGACTGCGAGGGCTGCAAAGCGTGGCGGTTATCGCCAGGTGGTAGGCTAGTAGCACAACAGCGCAGCTTGGCCGCGACTGCTGTTTTTTTGGGTTGGTGGGGTAGGGTGAGGCGGGTTTAGATTAAGCCTTCACTAATCATTAGCTCGTGAATGCGCACTTCGCCAGCGGGCGTGAACAGTGCTTGATCGTGACCGGTTTCGGTCTGCTTCATTTCTCCGTAACCTTTGTCAATCCACGCCTGCAGGAACACACGCGAGCGTTTGACGCCTTTGCTGTAAACACAACCAAGCTCATCAAGGAAGCGGTTTAGCTTGATGGCGCTAAGTCCGTGCTTTTGGCCGACCTGTGTGGCAGTAAGCAGGGTTCCGCGCTCTACCAGATTCTCGACGAATGCGACCTTAGGTGCTTGCAATTCGAGCTGCTTGGCTTGGTCTGCCGCTAGCTGCAGGGCTTCTGCGAATGTCTGGGGGATGGCGGGGGCCTGCTGGTTTTCGAGTTCCTGCCAACGCTTAACAATAGCGTTGCGCAACTTTATGTTATAGCCAGACACCAAAGTTAATGACAACTCACGGTCTAGCCTATATTCGGTTTGCTTTCGGTTGCTGGCGTCGATGTAGGTGCGCTCAAATTTGAGCACATCTAAATTAAGCTCCTCAAGTATGACTTTAATATCGCGCTTAACGTTTCTGTGCGCCTTGCCAGTCAACTCCGCGATTTCTCGGGAAGACATGGTTAGCTCTTGGCTAGATAGGGTAAGATCTTTCATAGATTCACCAACAAGTTGGGGCGGCCTACTAACGGTGGAAAAGAGCGCGCTAGATCACCCTACGCGTTCGGCCATAACTTATTTCTAGCGATAGTGCTGTTTTGTAGCTCGGATTCCACGCCTTGCTACGCTTTTAGTGTACTCCAAGTAGACATGGATTGTCTACCCCCGCTCGTGCTCCTTGCCATTAGCCCAGTTAAACGAGCCTGTTATCACGCCGACTGCAGTGGCAAACGCTGTAAACACTGTCGCGTCAACGTCAAGCCCCATGATCAAACAGAACACGTACAGCCCCGCCAGCGCAAAAAGCGCTGACAGGCTGAGCCGAAGGGCGGTTAGTTTGCGGTTGCCGTGGGTCATTAGCTTAGCTTGATGTATATGCGATACTTGGCATTACCAAGCGGCACAACCAACCCTTCTACGACAATCGGTGGTAGGCTTGAGTCTGTCTTAGGGTAGAAGATTACTTCACCCTTGACTGCGGAGTTTCTTGTGCTATACACATAGGAAGCCAGATCACCAACCGGTGTAGCCCAAGCGCTAACGTTAATGTCTCCGTCTTCTTCAAACCCTGCGCCTGTAGTGCTGGTTGTCATGGAAACCGCGTTATAGCGAGTGTCGTTTAACTCTGCGCGAACCATAAGCTTAAAGCCAGAGCCAGTGTTGTTATTGGACCTTTGCGTAGTGATGGTCAGCCCGTCAACACCATTGACGACTGTTCTGGTTGGCCATGAGTCTGAACCGTTGATTGTAACCTCTTTAACGAAGGTGTAGCCACCACGACCAGACTTCTGACCAACAAGCATATCAAAATAAACATGAGCTTGACTTACTAAGTTACGGTATGCGGCAGGGGCTACGGCACCAAAGGTTTGTCGCAATGGCTCCAGGTGGTTGTCAATCCATGTATCGGCAGACATTAAGCTGTCAGGTGTAATAACGTCTTTAAAATGCTCTACCCCTCCGAACGAGTGGAACAAAAGATGAGGTAAAGACCAGTTCTCAATGCGGTGCGCCGTCGGCTGAGTTTCGCCATTACCCCCACCAACGTAACGATGCTGCATGGAATGAATGACAGAATCGTTAAGCATTGCAGCCGCTTGAGCGCTACGCATCTTTTCAGGCTGAGTAGTAGATATGATGTGCGTACGCATACCATTACTAACAGAAATTGAGTTACCTGATTCAGTTACAGTAAAGTTATCACGACTGCTCATCACCGCCGGGTGATTAAAAAGGCCCGTCTTTTGACAGATTCGCCACTCCAAATCCTCAAGTAAGATCACCATATAGTTAAGCTCAGTCGAACTATCATAGTAGATCGCAGACATGTTGTGGTCTGCTTCATTGGCGAAGATATAAATGTCGTTGATTGAAACGTTTTCGTTTGTTGACATGTCTTTATTCCTTAATCGTTGTAAGATGCTTTATCAGTAGACAGCGACATACCATCAACGCTAACGCTGTGCAGAAGAAACTTATCTTTTGTATCACCGTTGCCAGACCTCCGAACCTTGACTTTAAATTCATAGTTCTTGATCTTGGAACCACTCTTTAGCTTTACAAAGCAATGCATATTGTCGTTGGTTTCCTGGAACTCAACATTGTTGTTGAAGATGAAGGTATCCCCGCCATAATAGAAGTAGTTCTGGTCATAGTTGCCGTCTCCTAATGGGACGCCTAAGGCGTTACCAAATACTCCCAACGTTTGGTGTCGCTTCTGCTTACCCCCGCCGAACTTACACAGGATGTCATAATCCATGTTCACTGAGCTTGGGTAGCTGTTGTTGAATCGAACATATTTTAGATTGAATTTCTCAAGGTCTTTAGTGATGTACAGTTGTAAGTGCTCATCCACTTTAACCCACTGCCCAGCCTTAAACTTGGTTTCACCGAACGCTTTAAGGTTGATGGGCTTATACTCAACAAGTCGGTTGTCAAGCTTGGTTTCGTTTACTGTCAATTGGCCCTGGCTGTTAAACTCAAGATAGCTGTTAGGGTCAACTTCAACCGTGCCGCCGCCTGTGGGCGCTGGGACAAACAACTTACCGTCGGTACCGGCGGTTAACACATTGTCAGCGTCGCCGCTGATTGCATCGGTGGCGTATGCCACTAAATCATCATTAGCGTCAGTTTTTAGGATGGAGTTTGCCGCATCATCAGGGTGTGGGAGCAGGTTATCCGTCCATACCGCCAGCTTTCCGTTTTCGTCTTGGGTTAGCTTATTGTCGTCGCCGTCAATTTCATCGACTTGCAGAACCACCAAATCCGTGGC